ATTAATAGAAATTTGTGGACATTATAATTTTATGTCTGATGTAATATTAGATTTTAAAAATAAAAATAAAGATTTTGATGTTAAATGCAAAGAAGAAATTGTAAATTATATTAAGGAAAAATTTTTATGAAAATTATAGCATTTGATATAGATGATGTATTACTTACAAGAAAGAAAGATTATAATTCTAAAAATATAGAAAAATATAAGTTGTGTACTCCTATTGTAAAAAATATTGATTTAATTAATAAATGTTATGAAATGGGATATCATATTAAGTTATATACATCTAGGGGTATGACATCTCTTAATGGTGATATAAAAAAAATAAACGAAAATATTTTGCCATTAACATTACAATCTTTAGAAAAATATGGTATAAAATATCACGAACTAATATTTGGCAAAGAGCACTATGACCTATTAATTGATGATAAAGCTCTTAATATAGATAGTGTTAATTCTATTGAAGATATTATTAAATATTTTGGTGAATGATATGAATATTCATGTATCGTATAGTGTTTTTGATTCCGAGGAATTGTTGGAAAAATCAATTGAAACTATAAGAGATTCTGTATCTGAAATTACAGTAATTTTTCAAAAAATTTCTCATACTCGTAACACATGTGATCCAAATCTAGAAAGTCTACTTAGAGAACTAAAAGACAAAAAATTAATAGATAATTTAGTTCTTTTTAATCCTCCGCTAAACAAGCATCCAGAAGAAATCGAAAGAATAAAACATAATTTAGGATATGATTTTGCTTTAAGATCAAAATGCGAATATAATATGCAAAATGCTTGCGATCATTTTTATTTTAAAGATGAATTTTCCAAAGTACAAGAAATTCTTTTAGAATATCCAGTTGATTTAGTTACAGGATATATGCATACTTATTATAAATCTTCGAGTTATCGTTACGCAGATACAGAAGATTATGTAGTGCCAATTTTAAATAAAGTAAAAAAAGGCAACAAATATGAGATTCTTCCTCCTGCTCCGCTTGTGATAGACCCAGCGATGAGAATGAAATATGAGAGCTGTTTTTGTCTCCCAAAAGATAAACCAATTATGCATCATTTGCATAGTGTAAGAAAAGATTTTAGAAAAAAATTAGTTAATTCAGCGGCATCCTATCAGTGGAAAGAAGATATTGATAGGATGGTTGAATGGTATGAAAATTGGACGCCAGATAAAGATGCATATTTATTTGGAAAATACATAAAGCTTATAAAAACAGATAGATTTAAGGAAGAAATAAAATTTTAAAATAAGAGGAAATATGTTAATTTCAGATGTTGAAAAAGTTTTAGGTAGAAAAGAATATGTAAATTTAATTAATTTACATAAAAATATTAATTTAAAAAATAAAAAAATCCTAATAACAGGAGCAAATGGTAGTATAGGTACTAAACTATGTGAAATATTAAATAATAATAATATTAATTATCTTTCTACGGATATTGAGGGAAATCATAAATATCTCGACGTTACTGATTTTAATAGCGTTTTTTGCTGGATGAATAAATATAGACCAGATTTTGTAATAAATTTAGCTGGATTAAAATATGCCCCAAGAGGAGAACATGAAACTTGGAAAACCATATCTATAAATACAATAGGCACAAAAAATATATTAGATTGCGCGCAATCTGAATGTAGAGTGATACTTGCATCGACTTGTAAATCCTGCAATCCAGAAATAGTATATGGAGCCTCTAAATTAATTGCAGAAAGGATGACATTAAATGCTGAAGGTAGCGTAGTAAGATTTTATAATGTTGTAGAAACACAAGGAAATGTATTCGAAATTTGGGATAATTTAGAAAAAAATAGTCCATTGGAAGTTGTAGAGGAATGTAATAGATATTTTATATCAATTAACGAAGCCGTTGGGTTAATATTATATTCTTTAGTCAGCCCCCCAGGAAGATTCTGCGTAAATTTACAAAATCTCAGAAACATGAAAGATGTTGCAAATTCTTTATATCCAAATAAAGAAAAAATAAAATTACAAAGAAGAAGAGGCGATCGCTTGAATGAGAAATTTATGTCAACAGCAGAAAAAATAGAGAAATATGAATTAGAAGATGAATTATGCAGAATAGTTAGCGAACACGATTAGTAATTAAAAATAGGAATTATATCTTGAATAAAAATAGTAACACAAAGATACATAGTACTGCTATTATAGGTAATAATGTTGAAATTTCTAGCGGAGTAGAAATAGGTGCGTATAGTATTATTTACGATAATGTTAAAATAGGAAAAAATACTAAAATATATTCGCATTGTGTAATAGGATCAGACATAGAATACAAAGGACGTACCCCAGCAAATGATGCTGGAGTTATTATAGGCGATAATTGTATTATTAGAGAGTTTGTTACAATTAATAATAATATAACGGAACATAAGACAAAAATTGGGAATGGATGTTATATTATGACTAAAAGCCATATCGGCCATGATTCAATCTTGGGAGATAATGTATTAGTCTGTTCTTCTGCTATTGTAGGAGGACATTCAAAAATTGGAAATTTTTGTTATCTAGGGCTTGGTTCTGTTTTACATCCATTTTCAGAAATAGATGATTTATCTTTAATTGCGGCGCAAGCTTTTTTTAAAGGAAAATCTCCTAAAGGAATTTTATGGGCTGGAATACCAAGTAGAGCAATTAATATAAATATAGTTGGTATCGATAGAAACATAGAAGATGAAAATTATAAACAAGAATTATTAAAAAATGCTAAAGAATTTTTGCAAGAGGAGAAATTAAAATGAGACTAGCACCACAAGCACATGCAGCAATTATGATGTGTCTACAAAAATGTATTATGGAAGAAACAGATATTAGACCATTACTTGATGATTTAGATTTTGTTGTTGATGATGATCAACCAGAATTTCTATTAGTCACAAATCCACCGGCATTTAAAGTTCCACAAGAACTAGAAGATAAAGTAAAGATGAAAGACGAAGCATTCAATTGGGAGGAGTAATGCCTTCATATCAATATGAGTGTAAATATTGTTTTAAAACCTGGGAAGAAATACACGGCTTTAATGAATCAGCAGTTGAATGTCCTTTCTGCAAGAATGAGGATATTAAGAAAGTTTATAATTACGTATCTCAGATAACAAAAACTTCAGAAGAAAAAAGCCCGAAGAAAAAAACTGCTAGAATAAGAAATCATATAGAAAATATGAAGAATGAATTTAAAGAACATAAGCAAGAAATAATATCCGAAAGAAAAGAATATAAGGTAGATTAATATGATATATTTATTTTTATTGTTATGTTTAGCAGTTAATGCTTTTTTTTCCTGGTATACATATAATCTTTTAAAAGATAGAGTAGTTCTTATTGAATTATTCAAGAGCTTTTCTCCAATTATTAAAGATTATGAAAAGCATCTAGAATCATTAACAAAAATGGATATGTATTTTGGTGATCCGACTCTAATGAGTCTTGTCGAACACACAAAAGAAGTGAGTAAAAAACTGGACGAAGTAATGGAATCAGTAGAGGTGGAAGAAGAGAATGAACAAGAACAAGGATAATCATTATTTTACACAAGACCACGAAGATGCAATAATTAATTATGCTTTATCGAATGATAAAAATGTAAGGACAAAACTTTACATACAATTTATACAACCAGCATTTAATGAAATGGTAGATAAAATTATATTCACTTATAAATTTAATAATTTACCAAATATTGATCAACTTCGTGAAGAATGTAAAATATGGCTAACCACAATTCTCGACAAATATGATACGTCAAAAGGATCTAAAGCTTTTTCCTATTATTCTGTTATTACAAAAAATTGGTTTATACAGAACGTAAAAAAGACAAATAAAGAAAAAAGAAGAGAAATATCGATCGAAGACGCAGAAAAAGAAATCGATGAAAATGGTGAAAGTGTTCCAAGCGGATACGAAAGTACAAGAGAATATGAGGAATTTTGGATAAATCTTTCCAAAGAAATATCAAATTGGGAACAGGCAAATCTAAAAGAGAATGAAAGAAAAGTGTTATCAGCAATTATCCAAATTTTTAATAACATAGAAAATATAGAAATTTTCAATAAGAAGGCTATTTATTTATATATAAGAGAATTAACTGGGCTAAATACAAAACAAGTTGTAAATGGACTTTCTGGTATAAAAAGTAAATATAAAAATTTTAAAGGAAATTGGGATAATGGAGAAATTTAAAGATAAAGAAAAAGATCTTATAAATGAAGCTTTAGAAAACATAAGAGAAGATAGAAGTTTAACTTATGAACTAATTAATGAGTTGCGAGGAGATTTAGTAGCTAACAAAGTTACGCACAAAGAGGTTGGATTTACAGCTGCAAAATACATGGAAACTTTGCAAAGATCAAATGAACAATTAGTAAAAATTATTTCAATTACCAGAAAAGAAAAAAATACATTGGATTCTTTAGAGATTAGTGAGGAAGAGACGCAAGAACTATTTGACATCATAAAGGATAAGTAATGAATGGCAAATCAAAGTACGTTAGTCAGAAAAGCGCCAATTCATCCACGGGTAGAAAAGTCTAAACCTGTAGGCAAACACTCAGAAAAAATAGCTGCCAAATCAAGCTTAACAGTTAATGAATTACTAGAAGACTTTTTAAGACAGCAGCTTTCTCCAAATTCCAATGATGGGAACTCCTATTACGTTGGTTATGTTGTAAAAGTAATAACAAAAGAAGATGATAATATATATTTATATGATATATTTGAAGATTCTTTGGTTAATTTAGAAAGATTCTCTAACGATACAAATAAAAAAGAAACACAAAATACAAAAAAAATTCTGGTTCACATACCAGAATTGTTTTCTTTTGGACAAGAAATAATAAAACCTGATAAAAATTATTTTGATGAATTACACTATTCTACTGCTTTTAAAGTATTGTATACAGGCAACGAAGCAATAGAAGTAGGTAATTACGTAAAAGTTGTATTTAAGAACAATCAGGATTTTAAATCTCCAGAAATAACTACAGTTTATAAAGCCAAAGAAGACTTCACAATAATTCAACAAACAAAAGATCAAATTAAAAAAAGCTTTAATGATAATTTAAATTGCAGAACAGATCAATTATTTGGAAGCTCTCCTAATTCTCAAAATATAAATACTATAGCCCAACAAGATCCTACAATTGGCTATTATCAATTATTTAATAATTTAGAATTAGTGTTTTCAAGAAGAGGAGAAGAAAATTTCGCAAGGAATTATTTATCCTCATATATAGCTTCAAATATTGGTTCAACATTATCTGATTTAAAAACGAATATTTATTGTTCTAAAGGAGTTGAAAAAACTGTTGGTAAAAACGTAATTTGTACAAATAGGATAATAGCAAACAAAGAGGTTAATGATTACATAATTTATTTAGAGGTTTCTCATCCAAACTCAGATATTATAACAAAGTACTACGATTACCTGCAAAAAAATTTAACCGCTGTTCAATTTACATTTATAAAAAATGAATTTACGGACGAAGGAAAAAAATTAAATATAGAGATAGATATTCTGGCATTTTCTATTCGTGAAGGAGAAACTCCTAGTTTAGAAACATATTTGAATAAAAGTGAAGTATTAAAGAACGGTGGTTCTCTTGTATTATCAGGCCAAGATATTCCAGCTCCAGAACAATCATCTGGAACAATAATATCTAAGACAACACCTGATGCTTGTGAGAATCAAATTCCTACGAATTTAAACCTTTATTTAGAGCCGGATAGAAGGTATCAAAAGTTTATTGACAAACTATTACTTGGAAAGAGCAACACTATCCTTCCATATAATTATGGGTTCCCTATTAATAATCCAGAAGATCTGATACTGACACATGCTCTATATTTTTCCGGAGAGAAAGCATTAAATAAAGATACTAAGCCTATGTACACTTTCTCAGAATTAGAAAAGATAAATAAAAACTTTTATAGCACGCCAGAGAGAGTTTTAAAATTAAAGAAAAATAATTCTAATATATCACTTCCTAGTATTAATTCTAATTTCTTTGATTCGAAAAAGAATTACATTACAGAAGACGCCTTGAATTTAAGATTGGAAAAATTGTCTAATTTCTTATTAAAATTAAGAGAAAATGTTCGTCTTACAGAGCAAGTACCAATTAGTAATGTTTTAATATTACCAATAAACGTTTTAAGGGCAAAAAAAATAAATGCAAAAGATTTTGAGTTTTCAAGACATTATTTTGGTTTAGCAGTAGATTTTGTTATATTTGTTAAATTTCCTGGCAACCTAGTAAAACAAATACCTTCCGATGTTGTCTATCTTTATTGTAGAAAAACTGCCGGTTCAGATAAAAAAACTACCGGCAATGGTCTTTATTTAGATGAAAACTATAATCATTTTGAATATTTGTTTGATTTTTTTGGTGAAGAAGATCCAAAGAACTCTTTAAAAAAACTATCGAGTGATGAAAAGGAAAATGGTAGAATCTGGGTAAAGAAGAAAAACTTGGATGGAGATCTAAAAGAAATTAATGATCAAAGTAGTCAAAAAATAGAACAAATTCTAATTAATTATGTTATGAAAACAAAAGGCTCCGTTATAACAGGGCAAACAACAAATAAAATAATGGAATTAGTAAGATAATGGCACAAATACCAAGTAATTTAGAAAACACAGGAAAGCCCAAGGTCGCCTCTATTGAACAGAAGGAGACGTGGGATAAAAATGCTATAAAACTACAAGATCTTAGAAACAAAGGATTCTCGGAAGAAGCTGCAACAAAATTAATAACTTTTAATACTCCAATTCCAGAGTTTAATGGATATAACGAACAACAAGATGTTAAAATACAACATAACAATAAGTTTGGAGTTATTCTTTTAAATAATACTAGAACTTCAAAAGAATTTGACTTAAAAGCTGGTAAATTTTCTGTCTATATGGGCAATGGATTAGAACCATATTCTGACTCAAAAGGTAATAAAGTAAAATTTGATACTTTAGATGATGATCAGCCATCAATAGCTGCACAATTTCATGTATCGTCCATGTCCAACATACCAATAAACAAGTATGTGCTAAATGGACAAACTCTATACAATAGATCTGCCATAATTGGCAGAGCTGACGTTGTAGAGTTAAAAGGTAATGAAATGATCATATTGAAAGCAGAAGGCAGAGGAAAAAACTCTCTAGGAATGAATACGTCATCAAATAGAGGAGTCCATATTTATGCTGGAGATAACACGGCAAAGAATGCAAGCAAATCTCAACCAATGGTTCTTGGAAGTAATCTACAAAAAGCATTAGATAATTTAATAGAACAAGTTCAATCTATGAGTACAAACATTACGAATATAAATACTGAAATAATGTTAATGAAAACTGCTTTATCTATACATTTCCACCCTCCTTTTGCACCCCCTTCACCAACTTTGGCTCCTCAGTTCATACCAGAGTTGCTGGTGAAGGATTTATTAAGAACAATAAATTCATATACAGATAAACTAAATCATGTTATTGAAAAAACAAATAGACTTATGCCTGTATCAAAGACCTATGTTTTAAGCAGACATAATACGGTGAACTAATGCCAATAAATTTTAAAAAACCAAAACTTCAAAAAATACAAGAATTTTCATCTCCTTCAAATTATGATGAATGGATTCCTGGTTTATTTTCTGATTCTTATTTTGGCAACTTATTTCCAATAAATTCTGATGGAGATTATCTAGATCAAAATTTTGCGTTTGTTAATAATAATGTTGATAATTTTCAATTATCAATGAATAGATATATGCTGTTTTTATACTGTTTAAAAACAAATCCTTATTTATTTACGCAGGCATCCAACGTTATAGGTTATGATAGAGACGAATTCTTGTTAACGGCTGAATTAGCAGAATATCTGCAAGCAATTCAGACTAATACGATAAAAAATTCTATCAATTCTTCTTTAACGATAGAGTTAGTTAAAAAATACGCTCTAGATAATCTGCTAGATCTAAACCCAAAAAATTTAGCAAGTTTTTTAGATGTAGCAAAAACTCAAGACTTCATAGATAAAGTTGCATCAAAATTAAATGTTGTTTTATACGAAAGCGTAGTAAAGCATTCTCTTTACAACAAACTAAAAGAAAATTCTACATTCTTATTTAAAGAAGATTCTTCGACTGGGTGGGCCGAAAGAGCTGCAAATTTATCATATGGTGAAACAGAGTATTTTATTGATGTAGAAGGCGGGCCAGATAATAAGTCTTTTCCAGTAGTATGTGTAATAACAAAAGTTTTTAGTAAAGATTCCAAAGACAATGTAATACAAAATTCTAATAAATTTCTATCTGATGTTTTTGGCAGAAAAGTTGATAACAAATGCCTTGCAAGAATTGTAGGAAACCCAAATCAGTTCGAGAATAATTTTAAACAAATACCAATCTTAAAAAGTAAAAAGGATAACGAGAATTATTATAGTTCAGTTTGTGTTGTATATGATTTTTCTAGAATTTTGTTATCACCAAATGCAAAAAGAGAATTCAATACTCATTTTTTAATTGAATCTTCTTTAGGATTCCTTTCAAAAAATAGAATAGAGCTTAATAACATAAGAGATCTTGAATTACTTAAAGAAAAGTTTTCTTCATCAATTAATAAATATTTTAATGATGATTCGTTTGAAAATTATTCATTTCAAGTAGTATTTCTTGATAAACATAGCCAAGAAATTAATTCAAGAATAAATTTAGAGAAAGTTGATGAAATAAAATCCAACATCAGACTTCCAATTACAATAAATAAACAAAATTTATTAGAATCGTTTAATTTATATATTGATAATATAATAACCCAATACGAATTTAGAAGAGAACAAAATATATATTTATCTGCATATAGCCAAAAAGATATAAAAGTATTTTTACATTTTGATTCTTTTTATAATTTATTAGCCATAACCTCAATACCTTCTAAAAAAGAAATAGTATCAACGGGAGAGTATTTTACACCATTCTTGTTTGCTAAAAATAATAACAATTCTATATCATTTGATCTAATACAAACAGATGCAAATCAAAGTAAAACAGATAAATTTTATACAGAATATTTAGAGTTTCCTCCAAATACTGTACCAGACTATAGCCAAAAAGAGTTAGTAGATTTAACTGGACACAAACTTTGTTATACGACAAGAATTCTTGAGAAACAAATAGCAGATAACTTTAATGATAATAAACCTAGAATTTCTGCTGATAAAAAAAATCAAAGTAAAGTTTTATTCTTACAAAACCTAAATCTGAAGGGAAAATTAAAAATAGAATTTGAGAAAAAAGATCTATTTGAAGAAGATAGATTTATAGATAAAAACATAGAATTTATTGTTTTATCAACAACATATAGAGAAAATAAGTATCAATCTTCAGCATTTCAAACATTAAATTATTATCTCTATACGACTCCAACTATTGATAATAGTTTAAAAAAGATTAATAACAAAGTTGAAGATGACGATTTAGGCAAATTTGCATCGCTGCATTATCCAGTTTTATCTTTGGTAAAAAGAGAAGAATTAAACAATACCCTTCCTGAAATTGTAGGAAATTTAGCAGACTTTGAGCTTCCGCAAGAAATTTTAATTGTTTCAAGCGAGGTTCAAAAGGCGTTTTCTTTATTCAAAGGAGTAGCTTCTCCAAAAGATTCGTTGAATGTAAACTTGCAACATTATGCTATAAGCTCGCTTCCTTGCTATGCAGATCTATTATTGCTAATTCCAGAAATAAGTAAAACAAAAAATACTAAAGATTTAATTTTATTAATTTTTCAAATAGTAGATAAATTACCAATATTAGATATTTTATCTACTCTTAGTTTAGAAAACATAGATAAATTGATAAGAGCAGGAGAGACGGCGCAACAAGCTTGTTATCCTCTACCAGCAAAGATTAATTTAAGTCCTGATGACTTATTAAGAGATTTAGAATATCTAAAAACATTATACTATAATATTGCTTCTACCGCTTTGAATATTGAAGGCATAATTACAGAAATTCCTAAACTTCCAGTTATTGATATTTTTGGCCTTATTATGAAGAAAATACTTTTCTTCATTTTGAATATCGCTACAAATTGGCTATTATCTTTCCTTTCTAAAAAACTAAGAAAATATTTAGAAAAATTTTGTACCATTGATTTCAATTTGCTAGACTTACTACAGGACAAGAATCAAGTAGTTGATTTGGGCTTTAGACCTAGACTGATTGCAGACCCTTTTGGTGCCGTAGCTGGCTCTGGAGGCGGCCTAGACACGGTAGAAGTGAGTTTAGATATCAATACTCTTATAGACCTCTCTAAGAGGGCTACGAGAGAATTTGTTTATAGTAAATTTGCAGATAAATATTTCTTAAGCAAAACACAAGAGAGATTCGATGAAATATCAACATTTTTTTATGACATAAGCAATGTTGTAGATGCGTTTGAATTAGCAGCTTTGCTTCGAGGAGTTCAGACCGAACAGACTACAAGTAATTTATTAGATTTTATAAGAATATCAGATTTTACGTTCAAAAATTTATTTGTAGACTCAGCTTCTATATCAGATTTATTTATATTTTTAGCTGAATATTGTGATTATAGGCTATGTTATGACTTTTTAGCGAATTCTTTAGAGAGCTATGCTGGAAATATTTGTTCTCCACAAAATTCAAAAAAAGATAAAATTGATGGAGAGCTAAATTCTTTAACTGGCTTAGGGCAAGATGTTCAAACAATAATAAGAGATCAAATTTTTGATTTACAAAAAGAATTAGATGAAATTTGCGCTATTGATACAAATTTAAATATCGATATTTTTAAAGATGGTCCAAAATTACTGGCAAGTAGTTTTAATAAAATCATGTCATTACCATTAAGTACAGTAGTGCAGTTTCAAGAAAATGTCTTAGATTATGAACTCGGAAGAGATGAAACAGGTTCTGATTTATCTGCGGAACAAAAAAAATTATTAGGAAATAGAATTTTTGACGAAACAATTCTTGAAGCTAAAACTTTTGGCACATTTAAAAAGGATTTTGAAAATGTTTCATCAAAGTACTATAACAGCATTAATATAACTCAGCTTTTTAGATTCTGGGAAATAGGTGATGGCTTACTTGGTTTAAATGAACTAGAAAACGAAACCGAAAATGACGAAAACAATAAAAAAATATGGAATGGCATAGATATTTCTGTTAAAGATGCTATAATATTGGCTATATTTCAAAGAGATGTAATAAAAAAAGGCCCTATTCCAAAAGAAATAGAAAAAGCCAAGGAAGGATTAATAAATTCTATAAAGTTACTTGGATTGGAATACGATATTAAACAATTAGAAAATATAATTTACAGAGATTATGTTTCTTATCCGCTGTTAATTTCGGAAACCTTCTATAATAAAATAATAGATGATGGATATAAGTTTGGCAAAAAATATAAAGATTTCATTTATAATGTAGATTATTTAAGTAGTTTAGTATCAGATATAGAAGAAGAGATGAAAAATGCAACAAACATTGATCTCCAAGACGACGAGACTCTGTTATTTTCATATATTGATAAAATTAAGGAATTACAATGATAGGTTTTAAGTATACAAATATAAAAATACAAACTGCATACATTAAGTTTTTAATGTATTCATATCTATATAACATATTTTTAGTAAATCCTAGTTTTTATTATCAATTTATTTTAACAGAATTTTCAAAAGAGTCTTTAACTGGTGAAAATTCTAAAGAAGAATTTGATAAATTCATTAACGATAACAAAGAACTTGTTGATTATTTCTATAAAGTTATAGAAAAAATAGAAAAAGATTCAAATAAAATTAAGAAATATATGTGGTTAACTTGCGTTCTTAATAAAGATATGAAAACAAATTTCAATCTCTTATCTGATGCGGAAATAGAAAAAATCGGAAAAGAAGAAATTACTAATCTTCTTTTTGATACTTTCTTTATTGTTCTTGATGATATTAAAAATAAACACGATTTTAAGTTGGAAGATATAAAACAAAAGATATATAACGATATAGGAACAGATACGAATAAGAAAAAAAGTCAAAAAGTTTTTCCAAAATTTGGCGGTTCTCTTCAAAATTTAGTTGATTCTTGTTTTTTTATAGAAAATGTAGAAAATGTTCATAATTTTATTAATAGACCAATTTTTACTAGCATTAATAATCGTTTTGAATCACAAAAGGATAAAGAAGATGCATATAAAGGCACTAAAGAAGCTCTTCCAACACTTAAATACGGCGACATGCCAAGTCAAATTCAGGATTCATTAAACGGAAATTACCTAGTATATCCTCATCCATACAATGATTATACAAAAAATATTAAACCAAACCCAAAAGACCTTTTAAATGAAACAGTAGCAAAGGTAGGCTATAACCTTCTTGAAACAGATTTAAAAAACATAGTAGAAGACATTGGATATAAAGGATTTGTAGGACAAGTTTTTTTTAAAATCAAAGACCAAGTGGACGTACAATTTAGATGCGGCTCGGAGGCGTCTAAAAATCCAATTACACTTTCATTTAGAAATAGTGAAAATGAAGAAGATAATAGAAATCATGATTTTATATATGTTCAAAAATTCTTCAATTGGAAAATAGATAAAACTTATTTAGATTTAGAGCAATTTATTTTTGTTAGGCAAAGTGAAATAAATGATATTTTAAAATATGATCAAATAAATAATAGAGGTACAATAAATTTAACAAAAGGATTTGATGAGTCAAAACAAATTGGAATAAAATTTATTGAAGGAAACGACATCTACACATTAGAGAGCAAATTATTAAAATCTGTTAATGATTCTGGATTTCTCGCACTAGTTCCCATAAAAAGGGCAAATGGAGATTTAATAGATGAACTATTATATGATAGTGAATTAAAATTATATATTGGTGTTTTTAGCGACAGCCAAAGAAACTTAAGAATGTCGTATGGAGATCTAACAAGGTTGATTTGTAATAATTACACAGCTAAGCTTAAATTTGAAGACGTACAAGTTAACCCGCCAACACTCATGCCGGAAAAAGACGAAACACTTGTTCCAAAAACTTTATCTAATATAAATCTTGGTGGTAGAAATTTAGAATTAGACGATTTGGTAGATTGTTATTTTTCAGTTTATTTAAATAATTTTATAATTAAAGAAATAGATACAAATTATACGACTGCTGGCGACTCGTTTGATCCTTATATTGAAAAATCAGCACAAACCGCTATAGCTGTAAAAACAGTTTTCGGCTTATCTTTAGATAGCGAAGAAAAAATAGTAAATAAAGAAGGTTATTATTCAATATTAATACCAAAAGTAATTCAACCTTTTTTATTGAAATGGGTAAATAAAGATTTATTTCTACAAGTAGAAAAGAAATTTATTAGCTCTGTAAAGATAAAGTCTAAAAATAAAAGAGTATTTAAAGATTTTAAGACTTTTTTAATTAATTATGGAATAACAGAAGAATCTATATTTTCAACAGAAATATACGATCTTGAAAGATTAAAAGATCCTCAAAAATTTTTTGTTATAACAGGAGAAGAGTTATTTCTAGAGTATTTAAGAAAGAATTTTGCTAATGAAATTATTGAATCTTTTAAAAAAGATACCTCTGAAGAAGAAAAAAAGATACTGGAAGGACTCTATCCAGGCATTAATAATCCGCAAAACAATTTAATAATGAAATTAGAAACAAAAGAAAAATTTAAAAACGTAGTTAAAAGCTATGAAGATTCTATTTATAAAGACATTAGATCATATAAAAATGTTATAGATTTCTTAAAATACTATAAAAATTCTGTAGAAAACTTAGCAAAGGAATTGCAAGACAATGTTTAAAGGCTACTCTGTATCTTTACCACTCGTATACAACAAAGAAGATGGTCCTTTTGCATTGAATAAAAATATGATAGATGTTGTAAAACAAAATTTAAAAACTCTTATACTTACTGATAAAGGTGAAAGAATTATGCTTCCCAACTTTGGAGTTGGTTTAAGAAAATTTTTGTTTGAAAATATGAGCGATACTATAAATGTTCAAATAGAACAAGAGATAATAGAGCAAGTAAGAAGGTATATGCCGTTTGTTAATATTAGAAGAGTTCTAGTGCTAGAAGATCCAGATATTCTAAATAAGCTTTACATTTCAGTAGAGTTTATAGTGCCCGCACTCAATGTTGCAGACGTTTTACAGATAGGTTAGGAGTTTCATAATGCCAAAAACAAGACCGCCAATTTCTTATACAAGCAGAGATTTTGAATCTATAAAAAAAGAATTAGTTAATTACGTTAAGGTTTATTATCCAGAGACGTATAAAGATTTTAATGATTCTTCTTTTGGGGCTATGATGATTGATATGGTAGCTTATACAGGCGATGTCTTATCTTATTATCTTGATTACCAGATGAATGAGACTTTTCTTGAAACTTCTATACAAGAAAACAACGTCTTAAAGATAGCAAAACAAATGGGTTATAAATTACCTGGCTATCCATCTTCAACCGGCATATGCTCTTTTTATGTAGCTGTACCGGCTCAATCAAATGGTTTCCAACCAAATTTAGAGCTAGTTCCTATTTTAAAAGAGGGAACTTTATTAACATCTGATTCTGGAGCTACGTTTATTTTGGCAGAAGATGTAGATTTCAATAAAACAACCTCAGAAATTAAAGTTGGAGACGTTAATACAAATGGAACTCCAACAAACTATATTTATAAGGCTTATGGAAAAGTTATTTCCGGAGAGATAAAGACAAAAACATTTAATGTTGGAGATTATGTAAAATACTACTCGCTAGAAATGGGCGATTCAAATATAAGTGAAATTGTATCAATAGCCGATTCAGATGGAAACGAATACTACGAAGTAGATTATTTAGCTCAAGATACTGTTTATAAAGCGGTAAAAAATTTCGGCTCGGATTCTGCAACCGTTCCTTTTGTTTTAAAACAATTTCAAACTTACAGAAGATTTACTACAGAATTTGATATAAATGGAAATTGTAAAATACAATTTGGCGGTGGATCAGAGGCTGATTTCGTCGAAAGTAATTTTATAGATCCCACTTCAGTTGTATTAAATTTTTACGGAAAAAACTACGATTCTGATCTAACATTTGATCCAAATCAAATTGTAAAATCAGAAAAACTAGGAATCTCTCCTGCTAATACAACACTGACAATCAAATATAGATCTAATCCATCATCTAATTCAAACGTTCCTGCTGGTTCAATAACATCTGTATCTACTCCCATAGTGGAGTTTAAATCAAATACTTATTCAACAGCACAAGGTTTATCTTTAATTTCCACGTTTGAAGTTGAAAATGAAGACGTAATAGTTGGTTTCGTTGATGTCCCAACCATAGACGAAGTTAGACTAAGAGCGTTAGGAGCTACTTCTTCGCAAAATAGGGCTGTTACTAAACAAGATTATATAAATTTAATTTATAGAATGCCTGGAAAGTATGGAGCAGTAAAAAGAGTAAATGTTTTACAAGATCCTGTTTCCATAAAGAAAGATATTAATATTTATATCGTTTCTTCTAATCAAAATAATGAGTTAACTATTTCTACGGAAGCTCTAAAACGAAATATAAAAAGTTGGATTTCTAACTATAAAATGATTAACGATGTTGTTGATATTTTAGATGCAACAATTATTAATATAGGAATAGAGTTTGAAATCGTTGTTGAGCTAAATAAGGACGTTAATTCAGTATTGGCAGAATGTCTTAGCGTGTTAAAAGAAAAATATACCAAAAAATTCGAGATAGGCGAGCCTTTATATTTAACTGACATCTTTAAGCTTTTAAATAATGTTAAACATGTTGTTGACACAAGAAATGTTATGATAACAGAAAAATATGGAGCTGGTTATAGCAACGCTCAATTCTCTGCAAAAGAAAATCTTTCTAAAGATGGAAGATATTTATCAATACCACAAACTCATATTTTTGAAATAAAAGATTTAGATTTAGATATAAGAGGAGTTGCAGTTTAATGGCAATTAAAAGATATATAGCAAATTCTGATAACACGATTACAAACGCTTTTGATGCAACTCTCTCAACTAGAGGAACAGGCTCTAACATGGGGGCGTCTGATATTTTAGAGGTCTTTACAATCTATGGACAAAACAGTTCGAGCGCTGGTTATACCTTAGAAGAATCAAGAATATTAATAAACTTCCCAATATCAAGTATTTCATCGGATAGAGCTTCTAAAATTCTTCCTTCATCTGGGTCAGTCAATTTTTTTTTAAAGATGTATAATGCAGAACATTCTTATACAACTCCTGATCAATTTACCTTAAAAGTCTTTCCAGTATCTTCTTCTTGGAGCGAGGGATATGGACTCGATATGGATGAGTATACAGATAAAGGATTTTCAAACTGGATTAGCTCATCCTCTAATACTGGATGGATCAGCCAAGGAGGAGATTATCTGACCGGATCTGGTATGTATACCGGGTCTCAGTATTTTCTAGAAGGCACAGAGGACTTAGAAGTAAATATCACGGCGCAGGTGGAGGAATGGATCAAAGGAACTACCGGCTCACATGGTCTCGGCATTTTATTAAGTTCTGAAAACGCTTCAGAGACAAGATCATATTATACTAAAAAGTTTTTTGGGAAAGGAAGTGAATTTTTATTATGGAGACCTCATTTAGAAGCCAGATGGAATTCGCAGATTTTAGATGATCGTGGAAACTTTTATATTAGCAGCTCTTTATTGTCCACTGAAAATGTAAATACAATTTATTTATACAATTATAGAAACGGAAAGGCTACAAATATTCCATCAATCGGTACTGGATCTATATATGTAAAAATTTACGAAACACTCGGTGGAAGTGCATCAGCAATGCCTGTAGCTGGGGGAGTATCTGCTGGAAACACATCTGTAGTATCTGGCGGGTGGGTATCGACAGGAATCTATTCAGCATCTTTTGCCTATACAGGATCGGCATCTACGATATATGATGTATGGCAAAATGCGGCTGGGAATGTCTTATTCCACACTGGTACAATTAATACGACAGCGTATTCTGCGGCAGATAATGCTGAAATACAGAATTACGTTTTGAACATAAAGAACGCACAAACAAAATATTTTCAAAATGATAAGCCAAGATTTAGATTATTCATTAGAAATAAAAATTGGAATCCAACAATTTATAATGTTGCATCGGCAGAAATAGAACCAACTATAATAGAAAAAGTTTATTATAGTCTATTTAGAGTAAGAGACAACTTTGATGTTGTTCCGTATGGAACTGGAAGCTCGCAGCACACTCTTCTTTCTTTTGACGTTGATGGAAATTATTTTGATTTTGATATGTCTATTTTAGAAAAAGGATATATGTACGGATTCAAATTTGCATTTGATCTACAACAAAACGGACAAATAGAAGAACAACCATACGTTTTTAAATTTAGAGTAGAAGAATGAGTTTAAAAAATTCCTACAATAAAATTAAAAATCAGGATGTTGGATTGAAAAATTCAACTCAAAAAAACATTTCAGATTTTAATGAAGATTTAGAATCCGAGAAGTATGTTTCAGAACTAACAAGAAAATACGATAATCATCTTTTAGATGTAGATTTTAGCAATCCTTCCAATTTTGCTAAATTTGGTTTAGCAAGAAAATATTATGAAAATATTGTAAACAGAATAGTTGATTATTATCCATACGATGGTTCAAAGTATGAGCAACTAAAATTTGAAAACGAACTAAATCCTTTAGAAAAGTATGTTTTTAATTATGAATATCCTAGATCTACTGGTTATGTTGAATTTGGTAGAACTTGGGGAAGTACAAGCACTATCAGTAATGGTTTTGGATCATCAAGCCTTCCAGAATATATTAAGTTTAATAATCAAACAAAAAACAACATTTATGATCCGGTAAACTCTAGAAGAGAAAATACAAGATTTATTTTTGCATCAGGGAGCACAATAGAGTTTTGGCTGAAGAAAAATTCTTTTCCAAATACAACTACAGAAACTAATAAAGAGTGCATCTTTTATACAAGAACAGTAGATTCAGATAAAAGAGTCGCCATTTATGTTTCTGGCGGCTCTTCAAATACTTCTTCGATATACACAGAATATTACACAGGAACATCTACATCTGCTTTTTCTCTTTCTTTTGACACTGGATTAGCAACAATTGCTGATTCAAAATGGCATCACTATTCTTTTGTTTACGGGACTTCCTCTAGCGGATATAGTGTTGATTTTTATTTAGATGGAGCATATAAATCAACAAAAAGCCAAGCAGGAACAGTAATAGATATAACTGGTTCTTCTGTTGGATTCGTTGGAGCACTTGGAGGAAAATACAATTCTGCCTCAGATTTAACTGGGTATGGAAAATTATCCGGGTCTGTTGATGAGTTCAGATTTTGGAATAGTAAAAGAAATGCTAAACAAATTGGCATAAACTATTTCAAAAATATAGGTGGTGGATCTAATACTGATTTGGCAAATGTTAATTTAGGAATATATTATAAATTTAATGAGGGCATAGTCGGCTCTTCTTCAATAGACTCAATAATTTTAGACCACTCTGGAAGACTTAATAATGGCAATTTTGTTGGATATGTTGCGACGAGCAGAAATACTGGTTCAGCGATAACACAAGGATCGGAGAATATAGAAATTGGTTCACCTATTGTTTATCTTGAAAATCCATTAGTGCAATCTTTTTTAAATACAAAATTAAATCTGGCTGATTCTTATGATTATCAAAATAATTCTAATTTAATTAATTTATTACCAGCGTGGATAATTGAAGATGACCAAAATAACGGAGATACTCTTGCAAATTTTCTACAGGTTATAGCAAGCTACTATGATACTTTGTTTCTGCAAATACAAAAAGTTAAAGATGTAAAAAACAAAACTTATCTACAATATAGTGGAAGTGAAGCAGGATTTAATGATTTATTATTATCTTCGCACGGCTTTGATGTCCCGTCTGCTTTTATGAATTTAGATGAATTATTATCAGTTTCTTCTCAAGATAATAAGAAAGAATATTCATTAGTAATAAATGACCTTAAAAACATTGTTTATAAAAACATTTACAACAATTTAGATATCATATACAAATCAAAAGGAACAGAAAAATCATTTAAAAATCTTATTAAATGTTTTGGTGTTGATGATGATATGTATAAGCTAAACATATATTCAGACGGTTCAACTTATCAATTAAAAGATTCTTATGTTAATAAATCAATTAAGAAAGACGTAATAGATCAAACAAGCTATAGATATAATCAAAATTCTAATTCTGTAATTTATAATTTTGCTTCAAATGATTCAAATACTACATCATTTATAACTTCTTCTAATAGCGTTAGTGGCGCAATATGTTTCGAAGGTGGATTTTATTTTCCTAAAAAACCAGATAATTTATTTGAAGAAGTATCAACAAAAAGTAATTTAAAAACTTATTCTCTATTTGGCATAAGGCAAGCCAATAATAATACTGCATCAACAGATTATGTTTCTCCAGATAGCGCATCTTTTTCAGTATATCTAAACGAAAGAGATGAAAAAGCTTACTTTAGTCTGGTTTCGAATAAATATAATGTTAATTTAACATCAAGTTTTTTTGATGACTTTAGAGAGAACAACTCTTGGAATATTTCTTTTCAGATTTACCAAAATAAATTTTTAACAACTCCAGAATATGAAGTAAAGTTCTCTGGATATTCTTTTTTAAGCGATAATAACTTTAGATCCTTTGAACTTTCTTCTTCCTTTAATCAGGCAAGCGGGTCAAGTTTTTTTGGATGCAATAAGAGATTGTTTGTAGGAGCGGAAAGAACAAATATAACTGGAACTATTATATATGGTTCCAGCCATAAGACGGCATATACAAGAGTTTGGATGGATAAACTAGACTCTGAAGAGCTAAAAGAGCACGCTAAAAATCCAAATAATTTCGGAAGAAAAAATCCAACTAGAAATAATAACTCAAAACTTTCTGGGTTTTTGCCAAAATCTGAAACACTTATACTAAATTGGGATTATTCTACAACAACTTCTAGCAATTCAAACGGAAACGTGTACTATGTCCAGGATTTAACATCTGGATCTTTAGATGCTAATTTCGCAAATTCGTATTTATCAGGATCTAAATCACGTATATATACCGGGGTAGGCTACGGCTTTGAACCCTCTATAACGATAAAATCTAAAGAATTAATATATGGCCAAGAGCAGCAGGATCCAGAAAACATTATATCAAGCAATTTAGTTAATATTTTGGAAACTAATGATGATTATTATACGAAAGATGCGAGACCAGAGAAATTCTTTTTTGCAGTAGAAACAAGTATGTATGATGTAATTTCAAAAAATATCTTAAATTTCTTTGGATCGATTGTAGAATTTAATAATCTAATTACAACCCCTACTTTTGAATATAGTATGAAATATAAAGATATTGATTACTTTAGAAGAATATTTTTTAATAAAGTTCAAAACAATATTGATTTAGAAAAATATGTAAACGTCTATAAATGGATTGATGATGCGCTAGATGGTATATTGTTTAATTTAATACCAGCTTCAGCAAACTCCGCAGACAAGGCAAGGACAATAATAGAAAATCATGTTTTAAGCAGAAATAAGGTCAGGAAGCAGATTCACCCTAAATCTTTTATACATTATATCAAAGATTCCAGTGGTAACGTTGGAGATGAATCTTTATACGTAGGACCGCCAACAAAAAATTATGGCATAATAGGTAAAGAAACTACTGGAAAATTAGGCGGAACTTCATTAAAAAAATTCTAAAATAACTTTTTAATGAGTATTTATTAAAGCACTAAAGAGACCAAGAAATGAAAGAAAGCACAAGAAATAAAATAAAGTATAACATAGTCAGGCAGGATGAAGAAAAAATAAGATCCGACTCTTATACTTTAAGAACTTATTATAGTGCTTCTGAATCTAATCCGAGAGATAAGTTTTATAAATATCTTGCCGACAGAAAAGATAAAAATCTATTTGTTAGCGGAAACTATAATGAAACAAGAGCTCAAGTACATGATGCAGTTTATACAGAGTTTGCTAAAGGCGATATTAATGTCGTCCAAATAAATGATTCAAAGAACTCATTTTCTGTCGTTCAGGGGTACAACTCAGATGAACAGAAAGTTTATGGATACGTATTTGATTCGCTAAAAGGAAACCCGACACAGACAATAACATTTACAGAACAACAAAGCATGGATTTAGTTTCTAAGACTGGTATGTTCATTAGAAATATAAAAATTTACGGATCTAATACAAAAGTTAAAAATTCTTATATGCCCTTAACGATAATTGCTCCATCTGATTTTAAAGGATATAGAGCAGAGTTATCGTCTTCAGGCGGCGTAACATCGGCTTTTGATATAACAAAAGTTCATCACGAAGGAAATATAAAAGCTTCTTTACAAAGCCCGTTCACGAATCAACACGTTGGCGGATACAGCCATAGACATCACCCTGTAAATAGTGGAAACGATAATTCATACAATAGACCAGAAATGGTTAAACTAGAAGCATCTGGAGCGAATATCAATTTTACTAGCCCACTGGGAACTACTCCAGATTATTCTAAATTAGTTGTAAGATACACTAGAGAAGGTACGTCAAAAAGAATAATAAATACAAAAAGAATTAAAACTACAGATCCAAGAATCGCGGGAAACTTTACAAAAAATTATGAAGTATTTCAAGCTACAAATAGAAATGAAAACAACATGGGATTTAGAGATACGGATCCGTTTTCTGGCAGCTTCCCTCTAATAGATAGCGTTTTTATTTCCGGTACTCAGGATTTTCAAATACAAGATTTTAAATTAATAGATGGTACAAATAATAAGAGTATCATCGCTCAAACATTTGGAGCTCCTGGTGGTCCAGAATCAAAAGCTTATCAAGGTTTAGATCCCACCTCAAGACAATTTAGCCCATATAATACAATTAATTATAGAAATCCAAACGTTAGATATTATTTAAATAAAAAATTCCTTGTAGATCATGCTTTACCACCAAGTTCTGGATCTGGCTCTGTTCATGGAGTTCAGAGAAATACAAGATATACCATAACTCAACAGCTTAATACGGAATATGATAATGCTTTTGTTAGAAGAGAAATTCCTGCATCTCCAACTGGCTATAATTGGATTACAAGAAGATTTGGTCCTATAAGAATTGAAAACAATATAATTGTAAAGGATTATAACGATCCAGGAATAACTTTTTTAAGTAAATCTTTGGATAGAGATATATATTTTGAAAATTTTGCTGCCAATAATTTATCAGAGCAGCTTGTAAAAAGTGCGAGTTATTCTGATTATTCAATGAGAATAACTGGTTCTAATATAGACCTCAACTGCTACTTGGTATCAAAAAATAAGCTTTTAGGATTTTCGACGCAAAAGCAGATTTCAAATAAGCATAATAAAATACTCTCTAGAACAAGAAGAAGAAATATTTCTGGAGATACAGATAATTCAAAAACTTTTAAATATCTGGCTCATTCTCCAATAAATTCAAAATATAAAAATACAATACTAGAATTTAAACTTAACGAAAGCACGTCTGAGGAATTTTCTATTCCATTTGCTTCTAATTATTCTTTTTATGGAGATTACTATAATCTAACATCATCAAAAATTGAAAATTTATATCAAGATTCAAGAAATATTAAATTTTCTGATAAATCAGACTCCTTATTTTTTAAGATATTAGATATTGATAAACAGAGAGATCAAAATTCTATACAATACCCAAGAATTGTAAAAGTAAAACACTCAGAAAGAGTCTGGCCAAAAGTATCAGAAGCTTATAGATTACTTTGTTATAATAGAGAATATTTAGAATTTATTCCTTACAATTATTCTTGGGATAACGATGAGACAGATAGAATTTATAACAGCCAAGGAAAAGTAAGCTTAGGCCAACCTTCAAAGCCTGTTGGAGTTTTAAAAAGAACAAACGGAACAAATAATGCCCTACCTAACTCTGGAAGCGTGATGGTAAGAAATGGGGCCGAAGTATTTTCGAGTATGTGGCCTATGGATGTTCTAACAACGACCTCTGGAAGCGTTCTAAACGATCAATCTGGAATCTTGATGACTCTAGATAATCCTTTATTTATTTCCTCTGCTTATCCTGACGTTGGATTCCCAAGGCTTTTATTATCTCCAAGAGCTACTAGTACTGCTTATTTCGAGTATGCTCATTTTGGAAGAAATTACAACTATAATCGTCCAAAAAATACTTTCCCATTATATGAAGATGTAAGAATAATAAGTGATGATATCGCTAGAAACTTTAAAGATTATTCAACTTTTACAGAATATAATCCAAAAACTATATTAAATTCTTTGTATGTTGATGGCTTTGAAGCGCCAAACAACTATGAATATGAAGAAGCATATAATAGAATAATTCCGGCTAATTCATCAATCAGTGATACTTTTTTAGGTGAGATTTCAGCTAAAAATATAACTGGTCAACCTTCAAAAATAGTTGCTTGGGAACCACAATTTATTCCGCAATATGAACTAGAAAGCAAACTTTATTCTGACTTTATAGACTTATTACCTGAGTTTAATAAAAATAAAGATTTAAGAATATCTAAAATAAAGCTTAATTTAAATGTAATTAAGAAATTTTACCCTACATTACAATTCTATCCAATTCCTTACATAACTTATACTATAGCAAAGATTTATAGATCTTACTATGATCGTGGTGGTGAAGGTGTAGATTCATTAGCATTTAGCTCAAGCATAAATACAAGTCAGGATAAAGCGAAATACGTTCCTTTCCTTTATCCAGGAATTATGTTTAATTCTATAAAGGCTGGAGTTGGCTTACCATACAATATTGTAACAGCGAGCCTTGGAAACGATGTTGTTTCTTTAACTGGAAGCCTAACAGGAGCATATTATAAAGTTCCTTGGGATGCCATTCTTGATCCATCAAAAATAAATGGCATAACATATTATGAAGCAGATCCAGATATTAATACTCCTGTTAGCGCTTCATTTACAATGCAAAGTCAATTTATTAATGATAAACCTTACAAGCAGGCTGCAAATAATTTCTTTGCAGAAGTTGTTAATACTTTCTTAAAAGATAAATCTTTACCAAAACTAAAATCAAAACCACAAAATTCTTGGTATTTCCCAGATTTAAATAAAGATTATTCAATGAGGATTGTTATAACAAAAACTCCAAACTTTACGACATATTCATCATTAGAAAGCTTTGGACACAGGCCATACATATTCCACAATCCTCCTTGGTTCACGACGAGTGGAGATGCAACGCTAGCAACAATTACTGGTTCAAATTTTAATTCCGATGTCAATCTTGCACCATCTTCTTCTTGGAAAAACGGTTCATTTGCAATAGCAAATTTAGTTTTTAAGCCATATGAAATAACCGCTTCTTCTGGTGTTCAAATAGTAGCTGGTAAAGGTGCTCAAATCTCATTTAATGAAATCAAGAAACATACTTCAGTTTCTTTTGAAAGCTCATTTATTACTTCGTCAACAATCGCTGATAGGGCAGTTAATTTAGGAGATTGTGTTGATATATTCGGATTTTCTGATCCTGATGAAACATGGACTCCATATGTAAAATGGACTTGCCCAACTCCTAATCTAAACTTTTCTGGATCAAGAGGAAAAACAAGCGGATCTACTTCATATGATACTGGCTTAAGCCCAGGTCATGCCGCAAGAGGAATCATGCACCAGCTTGGGTCATTAACTAGCGAAGATCAGGGTTTATTTTTCTCAATTCAGGATAACTCAAATGAACAGACTGGATCTTTAGCACAAATTGTTGGATTTGATTTAAAACAAAATATTAAAGTTGGCGATGTAGAATCTTCATTAACTTTATCTGATGCAGTCGTCATAATTCCAGTTTATCTAGAAAATAATCAAGAAGAAAAATTACTTGAATTAAACTTGGATAAATTTGAAAAAAATTATCAAAACAGTGAATACATAAAGAAAGTGGATGAATTTAGTAAAAAATATGTCCTTCCACCTCTTTTGGATTATATGAGAGTAAGAAGAAAATCCAATTCTTCACTTACCAGAAAAGATTATGGCAAAGTTGCTTCTCCTTTCTTAATGTTCTTCGAAGAATACAAAACAGTATTAACAAAAAATGATATGTTAAGATTCTGGCAAGGATTAATACCGGAAGTAGCTTCTAAAATGGAAATAGATAACAAAACAATTGAATTTGACTTAGAGGGAAATCCTTTATTTTCTTATGATGATTTAACAAAATTTGGCGGAACATTGCCAAAAAATTTAAGATTTAAGGTATTTAAAGTATACAGAAGAGCAGAAAAGAATTATCAAAACATAATTGATAGAACTTTAGGTTTGTCTGAGAAAGAAGATTATAGTTTAACCCTAAATTGGCCTCATGGCTACTACGAAGTTGCTAACATGGCAAAGCTTGATGTTGAACTAGAATATAATAAATTAAGCACGGCTAAATAATCTGGAGAAATAAAATGGAATTCTTTAATAGTAACGAAGAAGTAATAGACATTGTATTAACTCCAAAAGGAAGAGAACTTTTATCAAAGGGGATTTTTAAGCCAGCATATTATACATTTCATGACATAGATATTTCTTATGAAAATAATACAGGTGAACAGCAGAATAACATTACACAAAGAATTAAAGATACGCCAAGATTAAAGGCTCCATCTTATTATTCAGGAAGTGATTTTTATAGAGATGGAAAAACTGGTGCCGTAATAAGAAAGCATATTTTATCTAATGAGATTGGAGACAAGATTAATATTAATCAATATGCTCCGGCGTGGAATATAAAGTTTGTAGATGCTCCGAATTTTCAAAACTTTATAACAGGCTCACTTACAACACATCTTGTTACACCGAATTATTATCAAGTTAGATATACGGCTGATTCTTTTACGAATATAATAGAAAATTCTGGATTAGAGGATAGAATACCTCAAATAGACATAAATTACTATTATAAAAAAATTGAATCTTTATTTTTTGTCGATAAGGACGGAAAAGATTATATGAAAACGTTTATAATAGAAGAAAAAGATATTATTTTGGAAGTTGATGAAATAAATTCTTTCGAAGAAAACGAACAGGCAAATTTTGAATTAGAAGTATTTATTGAAAACCGATCCGAGGGGCAGCTAGAAAATTTATCTTTTCAAAACCAGGATAGGAATAAATTTTCAATTGAGCAATATTTAAATGTATCATTTGATAATGATGTTTCATTTAACCAAGAAAATAAAACCGAAGATATCTATGGCTCTGGCGGGAAAGAACAACAATCGACGTGTGATTAATAATGAAAAAAAATTACTTATCAGAATTACATATGTCAATTAACGCGAGGGGCAACCCTTATGTAATTCTAAACGCAAATGAATTTGAAGCAATAAAAGATGCTAATAGTTTATCTAAATATTTTAATGATGAAGAGCTAGGACGTATAATTCGCGACTCTGTGTATACAAGAATACTTCTCCAAGACTCAGAGAAAATAGTATACAAGGCAGAAGATTATTGCACCATAAGAAACGTATCTTTATTCGCTAACAGAAGAATTTCTACGTATGTAATAGAATTTAACAGAAGACTAACATACCCAATAAAAATATTATTTCAACATTCGTTTAGATTGAATTTGTATTCTCATTTAAAAGAAAAGTTAAAAAATGAAAATTTTAGAAACTCTTTCGGGCCAAAGGAAGATGTCCAAACTTTATTTAATCAAGTCGTAGAACATGAAGAATCATTACTTAAATACAATAATACTCAAAGAACTACGATCACTTTTGAGACAAGGGATATAGATGTTACAAAATTTATAGACGTAAAAGAAAGAGTTAATTTTGCTGGCAGCCCAGTACAATCGAATAGTTTAATACAAAATTATTCAGTTCAAGAAGATGGATTTACCAACTTCTCATCAATGATTATAAACAATTCTTCTACATCTATACCTTATGAAAATGTTGATTCTTTAGTTGATTTTTATACTAAACTAGTAAATGTAAGAAATGATTATGATTATAGAAGATTTCTATTTACAAAAGGAATCTATGACATTAGAGAAGAGAAAATAGATTCTCCCACTTCTCCAAGAGAAACAAGAACAAATGTTGTAAATGCCAGTACCTTTTCTGAAGATAATATATTTAAACTAGAAGATGTTAGTCTTAAGACGAGTTCATTAAATAATAGCGCTAATTTGTTTCTAATGTTTATCTTAAACACAGATCAAATTTTTAAGCCAACAACTCAAATAGAAAAACAAAGATATAACTTATTTCTGTCAGACCCTTTTCTTTACCCAAATTATTTTTTTAGACACGTAATGAAATTTAAATTAGAATATTTATCATCTGTAGAAAAAAATTCATTATTTGAAACATGGGAAGAGGTAAACAGCAACAATCTGCCGCAGCTTTTAAATCAAACAGCAGTTATGTGTAGAATAAATTTAAAGAATAAAAAATATTATGATAAATTAGCATACGAATATTTTATAGTTGGAGTGTAGAAATGGCTTTTGACGTAAATAATTTTGAAAATTCAATAGTCTACACGGCTTATGCTCCGGGCAAATGGGAGAAGTATCAAGGTACTACTGAAAATCCTCAGAATCCGTATGCACTACTTCAAAGTGTTACACTAAATTCAGATTTAGGATTTGAAAATTATGCAAAAGATAAATTAGGAGAACAGCCTACATACTATAAAGATTTAATTCCTTATTTCTTTTTAAGATTTTCTTGTTTTGATGATTTATCTGAAATAAAAAATATGGATGTAAATTTTGAACAAATAAAGCTCCCTTTAAAGTATTTTACAACTGGGGAATTATTTGGCCTTTCCGTTATTCTTGATAGTATAAAAAACGATAAATCGTTAGATAATCCAAAAAACTGGAATTTTTTTAATTCTTTTATAAATAATGGAACTATAAGCCAAACAAACGATTTTAAACTAAACGCCGAAGGTGTTTTCTATAATACACTATACAAATATTTTAAAGAAGGATACTACCAGCTACAGCTAAAAAATGAACCTAATTTAGAATATTCTAAAAAAGGAAGTATTTTAGTAGATAAAGATGGAAAAGATTATTATAGTAAAGGAGAAGGAGAAGCTCCAAATTATTTAGATGTTTTGGTGAATAGTAGGCAAAAAGTAAAAAATAAAGCGGTAATAAAACTAAAAGCTACTAGAACATCTTACAACTCTAATGTTCAACCTCCACAACAAATTGTTTTAAAGAGAAACAATGAAGAGCTTTTATCTTGCCTAAGAATGGAGCAAGAAAAGATAAGCGATTTTGATCCTCCAAAAAATTATTTTATTTTTAATTTAACTTCTTTATCAAATACTTCTCTTGATACAATTATAAATAACCTTTTAAAGCCAGCTGTATTATATTTTAATGTAGCTCATTATATTTTAAGAGCGGTATCAATAGAATATAAATTTTTTGCAACTAATGCCAAAGAAGATGATATATTTTATTCTGATTCAGTGTCTGCTTCAAATCTTGAAAATTTATACTCAACAAAGAGCATTGGATTAAAAAACTTGATTAAAAAATATCCTTTATATCTAAAAGAGTTATTAATCAATTTATTAAATTTAGTTGATCCAACTGAAGTAGGGAACATTTGCGATAAAATGCTTGATTATTTTGAGGAGAATAACTCTAATCTTAACGGCTTGTATTCAAGAACAGAATTTAAAGAACTTATGATAACTTTAAATGAAATGTGTTTTGAAACTTTTAAGAAAATAAATCCTAAATCTGAATTTAAAAGCAATGATGGCAAGATCACAAATGGAGCAATTCTGACCAAAACTTTATCTCCAGAGCAAATTATACATTCAAACGATCTAACTTTACAAAAAGTATATGTATATAGAGATCAAGAAAAGCCTTTAAATTATGATGATATAGTACAGAAAGAAAAATTATACAAGATTCTTGAATTACCAAAAAATAGTCAAAATATTACCATAAATGAAAGTGTTGTATTAGAAGACAATATAGAAGTAAATAAAAAATATTATTACTGCTTTTTATCTCAAAGAGAATATGATGTATATGAGGAATTTTCTGATTTAAAAATTCAAAAAATTAAGGTAAAAACAATACCGGAAGACAAAAAAGAATTTGTTCAGCATTTTTCTTCTCCAACAAAAGTTCTAGAATTAGAAATGATATCGACAGATAATTCAACCTATTTGGATTATAGTTTCTTTATACCAGAGGATAAACAAGCTATAAAGTATAAGACATCTTTCTTAAAAAAACTGAAGATATCTCCATCAGATGTTCAAAAAGCAAGCCAAGATCTAAAAGGTTTAAAAGATGTTGTAAATAATAAATATGCTTTAAAGATAACTCCTAGTAAAGAAATTCAAGGTTTAGCCAAACTAATTAATGAAAATTCTAAACTTATTAAATTTTGGTCTAATACTTCTAAGCTAGTTGCTTCAAGTGATTACGCAACCGGGCAAACAATAAAATTAAGAATTACTTCTCCAAAAACAAAAAGAAAATTAGATATAAATGTTCGCCATTTCTTAATTGATTATTTGAGTCTTGGCACGGATAGCAAAAAGCTAACATATGAAGAATTGGAGCTTGTAGTGGGAGAGAATAAGTTTTATGAAGCAAATTCTTTTTCCAAGCCTGAAGTAAAATTGACTTTTGATTATCCAAGAAAAAATCAAGAAAATTTATTAAATTTTTTTTCAAAAACTGCACAGTATAAAATACCTAATTATCGTGATAATCAGATAAATAATTTAATTTATTATGATCTTTCGAAAGTAAAAGCGTCTTTGTATTTTAACGATCCTAACAATCCTAAATTGAATGATTTTTTTCAGTCTTGGCAGGTAATTATTAATGGCTTTAATTCCTTAACAAGAAAAGAATTAATTAATTTTATTGATACAGAAGAATCAACGAATAAAATATATTATTATCCTAGCGAGTATAGTGATATTAATCTCTACAATAAGATTACATTTCAGCAAAAATTTACTGATTCAGCAGGGTCTAATCCTTATAACGATTTAGAATTTGAAACAAATAACTTACAAGACGTTACTTATGAACTTGTAAAAACCAGTCCATCTAGTACGTTAAATAAAGGTGATACTATTACTTTTAGTTTAAAAATTAATAATTATCCGGCCAATAGGATAAAGAAAATTAGTTGGCGAATTTTAGGAATTGATAACTCTAAACCAACAAATGATTTTTCTAAAACTTTTGGAGTGATACGAGTAGATAATCCAAAAAATCAAATATTATTGTCTTACAATATAGATCTTAAAGTAGATAAGGATTCATCTACAATATCTACAACAAATAAAAAATATAAATTAGTAATTTACAAAAATAAAGATCTATTTCAACCAGCAGAAGAAATATATTTAACCAGCTCTGAATTTCAAGTTATTGTGGTAACCCCGCCAACAAGTTCTAGAAGCAAAAAAGTTTCTAAGCGTAAATCGCGTCTTCGTGCTTCGCGGTCTAGAGCGTGGATGAGCAAGAGAACAAGATAAAGGTAAACAAAGAATGTTTACTTAAGTAAAAAATAAATTGATAGACTATTTAATAAAGATAAGGAGTTAAAAAATGGCATTTTTAGATAATTCTGGCGACATTATATTAGACGCAGTTTTAACAGAACTTGGGCGCAGAAGATTGGCGCAAGGAAATGGTTCTTTTAGAGTTGCAAAATTTGCAGTTGCCGATGAGGAGATTGATTATAGATTATTTGATTTAGGAAACGTTAGCGGATCTGCTTATTATGATTTATATATAAGTATAACTCCTATTTTGGAACCGACAACAAATTCAAATACTGGATTACAATATAAGTTAAAAACATACGCAAATCCAAACCTACTCTATCTTCCAACATTAAAGCTAAATCAAAGTGATTTTATAGATTCTGTAACCAAATCTCAACTAAATGATAATCTAAATGCTTTCGTTGTACTGGTAAATGACACAGCCATCTCAAATGTTGGAAATGGAATTACGACTATAAAAGGTCTAATAGATGGTAGAAGAAACATTTCTACAGGCACTGGAGCCGCTGCCGGAGGAACGAGAGCCGTATCAAGAAACATTAGAGTCTCTCAGGGGTTTGACTCGCTAGATACATTAGTTCAAAAGGAATTGGCAGACTTAGAAGAGAACGAATTTGATATTTATGCTAATAGATTATTTGTAGAAGTAATAGATTCAAACGGAGTTTTTTCTTCTTCGCCAATTGTAACCTCAACCGCATTTGATAGAAACCAAGCTTATAATTTATATTCAGTCGATACTACAAATAATCCTAATTTTTTCAAAGTAGTAAACGTCTTTAACAATGGAGCTACGGTCTCTAAGCCAGCTACTTCTTTAAATGCTACATATATTTCTCAAGTAGGAAGAGACTTATCTTTCAGTTTGAGAATATCAGATTTCTTAGCTGCAAACCCAGCTTATTACTTTGATAGATATGGTCAGACTAATGCTTCCCTACCGATAAGCGGTTTAACAGTTGCTGCAAAATATATAAATACAACAATAAGAGTAAATGGGGCAAACATAGGCCACACGATAGACATTCCAGTTGTATTAGCCTATCAGCCATAATGGAGTAAAATAATGAGTTATAAATTTTTTAATGAGAACGATATTCAATCAGCTAAAGAAGTTTTGTCAGAATTTATTCCTATAACTGGAACAATTGTTTCTGGAACTTATGGAACATGGCCAAATGATACAAACATAAAAAAATTTCCTGCTGGAACTTTTCAATCGGTTTATGATTATCCTTATTTAAGCTCATCAGCTAATCATATTTTTGATATTGCTGTTGGAGTTAAAAGCGGTAGCTATACTGTATATGAAGAAGTACTTTCTAAATTTGGAATGTATAATTTAATGGCCCAAACTTTATTAGGGTTTGATGTAACTGGAAATCTTAAAAACTTTACTGTTAACACATCTTCTACTGTTATTAGTAGCGCAATTTTTATTCCTCTATCAAGGCTTCTTACAAAAGATGAAGTTAAAGCTAACGGAACTTTTAGCTTAACTTTAGGAACTTCATCATTTACTACGCCGCTAGCTGGAACAAGAACTCTAACAGACACTGGTGTATCAACTAACACAATTTATGCAGATTCCCCAGCTGGAGAATATTATTACTTAACATCTGGCAGTACGACATACGGAACTTTGTTTTATCAAGCAGGAATTGTCGTGCTCAATGCTGATACCATTAATACTACAGACTGGATATCTTCGAGCTCAGGAACTGGATCAACAAATCTTGGATTTACATATGCTTCTGTTGACCAAATTTGTGATTCGTTCAGAAGATTGGTTGTTAATTTACAATTTAATAATAATACTCAACTATACTCTACGGTTTATAATTGTAGAATAGATGCTAACGAATTCAACTTCAGCTCCAATCCTACTTATTTAAGTGGAAGCAAAATTAGAGTTAAGAATACTCCAACTGATAAAAATTATTCATATATAACGACCGTTGGGCTGTATTCAGATACAGATGAATTGTTGGCTACTGCAAAATTAAGTGAACCTCTAAGAAATACTGATGCTGTTAATTATACATTATCTGTTAGATTAGATTATTAAAATGAAAAAATTTGAAAAAAATGATTTATTCTATAACACAATAGTAGGTAATCCATCGTATAAAATTGTTTTATACAATGGCAATTTAACAGTTAATGATCAGATAAGTGAAGGAAATAGACTAAGCTCCTCTGTAACCTTTTTAGAAAACAACTTTAATTATACTTGCTCTGTTACAGAAGAATTTACAAAAAGTAATGTATTTTTAGATTATGAATTTTCTGGCACTCTTTCATACAATCCAACAATAAAAAGGAATTATATAAGAAAAGCTGGAAACACTTTTGACTATTTATATACAGAATATTTAACTCTTAAAAAAATTTTAGCACTAAGAAATGTATTTCCAAAATATAATTTAGAAAATACCAACTTAAAGATAAGCGAGTACTTAGAGGATGATGGAGTCCCTCAGTATAAATCTAAAGTTTTTTTAAATCCTCTATCTGCAAATAACTACCAATACTACATTAGACCTAAAAAAGATATAAATTTAATAGAAATTCCACAAGCATTTTATGGAAATAAAATACAACCAGGAACTTTAAATTTAAAAATTTATGTAACTGGAACTCTTGTAGCTGAAGCATCTGATAAATATAAAGATACAAAAATAATCCAAACTTCTTCATCGTTTAATCCTTCTCTTATTAATGCAGAAATAGGATCAATTCTTTACGATGAGGGAATAATAATATTAACAGGAAGTGCTCAACTAGCTTCAGTTAGTGAAAGATATATACAGCCAGTATCTTCCTCTGCTTTCAATGTAAATTTTTCTAACGCTCCAATGTCCGATAACTTAAGATGGGTTCATTTTGGTTCTCATAAAGTTACAACAACTAATGCCTTATTTAATACCCCTATTGTTTCTGCTTCATTTGAAATAAATTTTCAAGGATCAAATCAAGTTAATACTCTTACAATGTTTTGTACTGCTGATAAAAACGATTTTACTTGGAGCAACAACAGAACTTTTATCAGCGGAGGCCAATCAGATAAGTTGTTGCTAGGACAAACTTCTTCTATAACTGTTAATGGTACAACTCATACTGCTTCTTCAAATGCTTTATTTATTCCATCTGACGGAAAATATTATGAGAATGATAAAATTGTTGTTAAGAATGCTATTTCCAGTTCTTTTTCTAACTATGAATCAAAATATAATCCACAAGTTTATATAAGTGAAATAGCCATCTATAATGAAGAAGGAGAAATGATAGGAATAGCAAAATTAGCAAACCCTCTTCGAAAGACAAAGGATACTGACTATACAATTAAATTAAAATTAGATATTTAATTGTATTAAGACTTTTTTAATTAATGGTACAATTATATTATGATTTTAGGCATTGACGTATCAACAACAACTACAGCATTTACGATTTTAGACGAAGAGGGTAAAATAGTCTCTTGCGAAGCTGTTCGTCTTGAAAAGGTAAAAGATTTATTCGTAAAATCTGCAAATATTAAGAAGTATGTTGAAGAGCTCGATAAAAAATATAATATTAAAGCAGTATACATAGAAGAACCTTTGATGTCTTTCTCAAAGGGGATGTCCTCTGCAAAAACTATTTCAACCCTTATGAGATTTAATGGTATTGTTTCATGGATTTGTTATGATATAATAGGTCTTATACCTCAATTTATCTCGGCAGCAACAGCAAGAAAATCATATGGTGTTAAAATTGAGAAGGGAAGAAAAGCAAAAGAAGTCGTATTTGAGCGAGTACTTGACAAAGAACCTGATTTTAAGGTAGAATTGACCGCCCACGGAAATCCAGCCCCAGGATCTATGGATAGAAGTGACAGTTTTATTATTGCCAAAGCAGGTTATTTACAATGGAGATCTCTGAAAAGCTAAATATTATAAGCTCTTTTCTTGGCGAATATCATAAAGTTGGAAATGAATATATTTACCATTGTCCATTTTGTGATCACAGAAAAAAGAAATTATCAATAAATTTTGAAAAAGGAAAATTCAAGTGTTGGGTATGCGATTCTCGCGGCAACCTAAGAAAGCTTGTGAGGAAGAAAGCCACGTTTGAATTGTTCCAGAAATGGAAACAGATAGACGGAGAAGTTGATTTAAATACAAATCTTGATGATTTGTTCTCAGAAACAGAACAGGCAACAGAAGAAATAGTTTCTTTGCCAGACGGTTTTACAACACTAACTTCTATTTCTAATCCAATATCTTTTAAAAAATATTCTAATTACCTGAAAAAGAGAGGAATAACTCCTCAAGACACTCTTTATTGGAAGATCGGATTCTGCTCAGAAGGAGAATACAAAGATCGTGTGATTATCCCTTCTTTTAATACAGAAGGAGACTTAAATTTCTTTGTGGGAAGAACTGTTGTTGGTGATAAATTCAGCAAATTCAAACAGCCACAAGTCTCTAAGGATATTATATTTAATGAGCTATATATTGATTTTGATAGCGACATTGTACTTGTGGAAGGAATATTTGATGCAATTAAAGCCGGAAATAATGCGATCCCATTACTTGGCTCGACTTTAAGAGAAGAGAGTAAATTATTTCAAAAAATAGTCAGTTATGATTCTACTGTTTATACAGCACTGGATCCAGATGCAAGTAAAAAAGAAAATGATATTATAAGAAAGTTAATAAACTACGATATTGAAGTTTATAAGGTAGATATCCTGCCATATAAAGATGCTGGTGTAATGACGAAAGAAGAATTTCAGAAAAGAAAATCTTGTGCCAGATTAATGAATTACGATACAATACTACAACAAGAATTAGGAGCAATATGAAAATAAGCCACCTAGGTGACATACACATTAAAAATTTAAAACATCATGGTGTTTACGAAAACGTCTTTGAACAAATGTATAATACTCTTGAGAAAGAGAAAGTTAATAAGATTATAATTTGCGGAGATATTGCTCACACGAAAACAAACATTTCACCAGAGTTTGTTCAAGTTGCAAGCAGGTTTTTTACAAATCTAGCAGATATTGCTCCTCTTTACATTATTCTCGGCAATCATGATGGTAATCTAAAAAACTTAGATCGTCAGGACGCTATTACTCCAATCGTAGAGGCATTAAACAACCCAGACATTCATCTATTAAAGAACTCTGGTGAACATCACATAAACGATAATTTTTGTCTCAATGTTCTCTCAATCTTTGATAGAGATAATTGGATAAAACCAACAGATCCAAACAAGATTAATATTGCTCTTTACCACGGAGCAATTCAAGGAGCCAAGACTGATCTAGGATGGGCGATGAAAAACACCGATGATGACTTGTCGATCTTTGATGACTTTGATTATGGTCTTCTTGGGGATATTCATAAACAACAATTTCTGACTGATAAAGTTGCTTATTGTGGGTCTCTAGTTCAGCAGAATTTTGGAGAAGACGTAGATAAGGGAATTTTAATTTGGGATATTGAAAGTAAAGATAAATGGAGCGTAAAGCCGATTTGTTTTAATAACCCAAATCCATTCATAACAATAGAACTTGATAAAATAAATGGAAAAATATACGCTCCAGATAATTCCCATGTTCGATTAATTTTAGATAAATATTACTCAAAAGACGAAGTACAAAAAATTCAGGACGATATTAACAATAGATGTAAGCCAAAATCCATTGTTATAGTCAATAAGCACGCAAAAGAAGTTGAAAATGAGATTGAAGATGTAGACAAAACAAAGTTAAATCTACGAGACAACAACGTTCAGCAAGAACTAATTCGAGAATTCCTTGCATCCGAGAATCTTACTGAAGAGCAAATACAAGATGTGCTGGAGATTAACACTAAATTTAATCTCGATTCCGAAGTAGCCGATGGAGTTGCAAGAGATGTAAAGTGGAGCCTTCAGAAGTTTGAGTGGGATAACCTCTTTAATTATAAAGAAGGTAATAAGATAGATTTCAGCGAGATGTCTGGAATCGTTGGCGTCTTTGGTAAAAACTATTCTGGCAAATCTAGCATTATTGACGGCTTGCTTTATACTTTATTTAATTCAACTTCAAAGAAGATTCGTAAAAATTTTGACATTGTTAATGAAAGAAAGACGCTTGGTAAAGGCTCTGTTGAAATTTGTTTAGGCAAAGATAATTTATATATTTTCAGAGAAACAGAAAAGAACGTTAAGAAATCAAAAGGCAAGCTAGTTGAGGAAGGTAAGACCACTGTTGAGGCTGAATTATCTGGCGATCCATTAAATGGTAATGATAGAAATGAGACAGATAAAAACATTCGCAAAGAGATTGGAACTATTGAAGATTTCTGTAATACTTCATTATCAACCCAGCATGGTTCATTAGATTTTATCAACGAAGGTTCGACAAGAAGAAAAGAAATTCTTGCTAACTTTTTGGATCTACAAATCTTTGAAAACAAACATAAGCCAGCAAATCAATATGCCAATGAATTAAAAACAATAATTAAGAAGTCCGAGAAGGATTACTCAAAAATCCTTGGAGATATTCACGCTAAACATCATCTAGCAATTAATAAATTAGCGGAAACTAACAATACTGTAAATTTATCAAAAGCAGAACTTGAAAATATCCAAGACAAAATTAACAAGTTAAACGTTGATTTATCTAAGGTTGAAGAGCCAATTGACATAGAGAAGGCATGGATAATTCATGGCGAACTTAATTCACAACTATTCTTGACAACTTCTGGTATAGAAAAAAAGAACGAAGAGATAAAGACGCACGAAGAAACAGTCGAGAAGATTAAGCAAGTTGTAGAAAAACTTAATATTAGCGAACTTAAAGAAAAACAAGAAGTTTCCAAGAAGGTTTTGAAAGAAATTGATGCTTTAATCTATGAGAAAAAGATTAAAACTAATCATCTTTCGATCTATAAAGGATCTGCAAAACTATTAGATGTCGCCGCCTGCGGTAAAGACCAATATAAAGAGTGCCATTTTAAGAAGAGCGCACTAGATTCTTTAGAAGAAATCTCAGTCGTAGAGATGGCTTTAAAGGCGCTAGAGGAGCAAGAAGCAAAACTACGCGGAGATCTATTAAAGCTAGACATTGATAAGGTTAATGAATATATAGACAAATATACAAAGTTAAATATAAAATCTTTTGAGTCGGAGAAGAAAACCTCAACTCTTCTTAAAGAAGTAATTGCTCTTCAAAATACTAAATCTGAAGTTGAATCTGAACTTGTTGAAAATGAAAAAATTATTAATCGTTATGAGTCTAATAAGGATCTTTATAACAATATTAATGAACTAAAAAGTGAAAGAGACAATCTCACTAAGAAGAAAAACTTTAGTGCAGAATGTCTTAAGAATGATGAAGAAGAGAATAAGAAAGCAATTGTAAATCTTGCAACATTAGAAAATCAGATTGATAACTATGAAGCAGAGATAGAGGCATTGAATAAACTAAAGAAAGAATATTCGTCTTATGAATTGTTTTTAAAATGTACTCATAACAGCGGAATACCTTTTGAACTTATCAAGAGAACACTTCCTGTGATTAACGAAGAGATTAATACTCTATTATCAAATATTGTGGAGTTTGAGGCATACTTTGCAAATGAAGATGGGAAACTAGAGATTTATATTCAGCATCCAAATGCAAGCCCAAGAGCGGTTGAAAACTGTTCTGGTGCTGAGAAGTCATTGGTTGCTATGGCTATCAGATTGGCTTTGATTAAATGTGGAAGCCTGCCTGTAAGTGATGTATTTATTCTTGATGAACCTGCCACTTCTCTTGATGCAGAACACTTAGAAAGTTTTATTAAAGTATTGGAGATGATTAAGACGCAGTTTAAGCTTGTTTTATTAATTACCCATCTTGATACCCTAAAAGATTCAGTTGATAAAATTATTGAAATTCAAAAAGATTCAGAGGGATTTGCTTACATCAATTAACTATTTATTATACCGAAAGGGAAGGAGGTGCTTATGGCAAAGAAAGTAGAAAAACCTAAAAAGGAAGAGAAGAAACCAAAGAAATAATTTTCTTGTTTTCTCGGAGGCGTCAAGATTAAACCCTTGACGCCTTTTTATTTTATGATACTATTTATAGTATAATCTTTAGGAGGATTTAAAATGTCAGAACAAAAAGGACACGGCCCAGGTAAAGCTGCGCCATATACTCAAAATCCAGGCTCAGGCAAAGGCCACAATTGGCCAAAAGCTGGCGACCCAAACACCAAAGGCTGGAGCGAAAAGGTAGGCAAGGGCAGCAAATCTAAGTAAGGTGGTTCATGCCGAATTATGATTATAAGCAGGTTTCGGCCATTGAAAAAGCCGTTAAAGAAAAGTACGGCGATTTTGCTGTGCTAGACCCTTCTTCTTTGTGGAATACCGAAAAAGAAAAAGCATATCTTGATCAAATAAAAGTTTTTGATAAATATTATCGACAACAGGCTTATGAAAATCAAGTAGATCAGGGTGGTTTTATTATAAAAGAAAAACTAATTAATAAAAAGAACTTTGAAAATTGTTCTTTATGCGGTGAACAAGCTTATAAAACAGAAGACGATCTTTATATGAATAAATATAACTGCTGTTTTAAATGTTTTATAAAACATATAGAAGGAAGAGAAGCAAATGTCAGAAATATTAAATAACGAGGTACAGAATGATATATACCAAATTGTCCGTGGAATTAGTCAAGCTGTATCTACAGCTTATGATGGCCCAACCTACAGCGAAGATAATGACAACAAAATTGGACTTAAAAGAGAAGAAGGAAATCCATTGGTCGATAAAAGGATAATGGATGGGTTTGGAGTCAAAGTAGGCGGAAGAACTTTAACAATTAATTATCACACAGAAATTCCTCTTCAATACATCCATAAAATGGGAGCTGCTAAATATGAGGATGAAGTTGAAGAAATGATTGAAAAATGTTTATCATTTATCAAGAAAAGATTTAAAGCAGTTACTGGAAAAACTATTGCGGTAAAAGAGCAGAAGAAAGAATTAAAAAACGGCAAGAAAGTAAAGAACTTCGATGTTTTAATTCAGCCAATATCTCGCTTTAGAACTTCCGTAACAGCTCATAAATGTTATGATTTAACAGGTATTCCAGAAGCAGAGAAATACACAAGCAGCATTATTGCTGACTATGAGAAGTATCATAAATCTTTATTTAAGAACAAGAAGAAAGCAGAAGAAGCTCCAAAAAGAGTAGCATGAGTGCTGAGCTAACGAAAAAGGAAATAGTTAAAGAAATAATTAAATGTGGAAAAAATCCCATTTATTTTATAAATAATTTTGTTAAAATTTCCCACCCGGTTCATGGACTTATTAGTTTTAAGCTTTATCCCTTTCAAGAAGATTGCATAAAACAATTTCAAGATTATAGATTTAATATCGTTCTTAAAGCTCGCCAGATGGGTCTTTCGACTGCAACTGCGGGCTTTATTCTTTGGATGGTATTATTTCACAGAGAAAAGACAGTATTATCTGTTGCAACCCAATTAAATGTTGCGGTCGGAATGGTTAAGAAGGTCAAAACAATGTATAATAATCTTCCAGATTGGATGAAAATTGCAAAAGTTAAAAATGATAACAAGAGCACTCTTGAATTAAACAATGGCTCTTGGGTAAAAGCCGCATCAACAACTGGAGATTCCGGTCGTTCTGAAGCACTCTCTCTTCTTATTGTTGACGAAGCTGGCATCATTCAGGGAATGGATGAAATGTGGGCAGGTATTTACCCTACGATTGCCACTGGTGGTCGTTGTATCGCAGTATCAACTCCAAAGGGTGTTGGCAACTGGTTTCATAAGACTTACACAGATGCAGAAACTGGAAAGAATAACTTTAATCCAATTAAATTAAATTGGGACGCTCATCCCGATAGGGATCAAAAGTGGTGGGATGAAAATACCAAAAACATGGGCTCAAAGGATATTGCTCAGGAATATGAATGCTCTTTTAATTTCTCAGGGAATACAATTGTCGATGGAACAATACTTGAAGAAGCAAAGCAAAACATCTCTAAGCCGATTAGAAGAATGGGAGTCGATGGAAATTTCTGGATTTGGAAAGAACCAGAACCTGGAAAAAGATATCTTCTAGCGGCAGATGTTGCTCGTGGAGATTCAGAAGATTGCTCTGCATTTCATATTTTTGATACTGATTCCATGGAACAAGTTGCAGAATATTGTGGAAAACTTACTCCAGAAATTTATGCAGATCTTATTTTTGAAACATCTAAAGAATATGGATTCTGTCTAACAGTAGTAGAAAATAATTCATTTGGATACGGTGTCCTTGAAAAACTTAAAACGATGAGACATCCGGCGATTTATCATCATAAAAAATCAAGCTATGATTTTATTGAGCCAATGACAGCAACTTATGACACAAGTGCCGTTCCTGGTTTTTCTACAAATGTTAAAATGCGCCCTCTTGCGATTGCTAAGCTTGAAGAATTTTTAATC